AAATGTTTTTTTATCAAATTCTTTTTCCAACCCCTTACCCTGTCCTCTACCTTTGTTATAGGTTACATAGTATTTACCTTCTTTAACTACACTATATCCTGTTAAATCAGCTTGTCTTTTACCTTTAGTTTTTTCATCCTCACCTTTACCAAATGCATGTGGTGTACCATATCCTTGTACATTGCCAGTAACATTCATTTCATCCACTTTCAATTCGGCATCTTTATACATATCACCAACTTTAGCATCCAATTCTGCAGAAAGTTTTTTCTTTTGTGCAGTTAGTGCTTTAAGTTTTTGTACATATTGATTTTCGTTTGGAGTTCCTTTAGATTTTTTATATCCTTCTAAGTTTTGCTGAATAGCATCTAACGTTTTAGCGTAATCCGTTTGAATGGCTCTTACTGAACGTAATTCAGCCAATACCATTTCTTTTATTTTATCAGGCAACCCTTTATGAGATGTTGATGCAAAATCTTTAGCATCTTTATCACTCATTGAGTCTGCTGCTTTACTAACTTCTGGAGATGGAGATTTCATATCACCCTTTTGAGTAGCATGAACCATTCCCATAAATTTTTGTTGTGCTTTGGATTGTGCTGGCATTTTTTTCTTTATTATGCTAATAAATATGCATTACCAGATGTTACTGTAATACTTCTAACATAACAAGGAACTGGCTCTCCTACTGCTAAGTGTTCTAATTTTAAAGTAGTATGGTTATTTGTTTGTGCGATTGTACCACTTAGGTTATTATCAACAACACCTTCCAATGTTATTGAACCTGAACAAATTGCTGAACCTCTCATTACTCCCCATACTCTTTCTAATGAACCAGATTGTCCTGCTGTATATTCTTTTGCGTTAAAAATTCTATAATTTGTCATTTTTATTTATTTAAACTTTCTTTTAATTCTTTTAATAATTCGTAACTCATCATTAATGCAGACAAATGAGATTCTCTTAATTTCTTAACTGATTTAATTTTTCTAATATTAGAAATAGTTTCAGCTAATTTAATTTTTGTAACTTTATCAGAAATTTTAGAACCAACTTCTTTTAATCCTTCAGATAAAGTATTAACCTCTTCATTAACATATTCTTTTAATTTACCTGTATTATTAATATTATTAATATACTCTTTAAGTAAATTCTTTTGTCCAGCTGATAAGTTATTATATTTTTTATTAAAATTTTCTACTAACATTTTGTATGATAGCATTCTAACTTCTTCATCTTGCTTTTTGTATTCTTCAAAAACTCTATCATTTAATTTTTTATCTTTATTTTCAATCGAAGAGTTAATCATATTCTCAACAATAGTAAATTTAGAATTAACGATATCTTTTGGTTCGAATGATTCTTTTGCAATAGTTGCTTCAAATACTTTATAAATGGAAGCTAAGTTTTTATAATTTGAAATTGAAGATTTAGTAAACTCATCTATATCATAAGCTTCCTTTATTTCTTTTATTAAATTATATTTTTCCTTCATAAGCTTTTGCTCATCTAATCTTTTACGAGCTTCACATACGGTTTCAACGAATTTTTCAGCCTTGTTTTCTGAATTATATTTTTCATTAATCAAATACTGATATAATTTCAATTCTTTTGAAAGTTCTTTTTTGCCTGAAAAATATTCTTGCAATATCTTTTCAGCTTTTGAATTTTGTTTGCCAGACATGATTTCAGATGTAATCTGTCTAACTAGCAATTCAAAAATGAATCCTGTGTTTTTAAATTTCGAGTGCTTAATATTTTTCATTAATTGTGTAATTTCTCTGATATAAATATACGTTTATTGTGGATTATTACTTTTTATCCAAATCTTCCATTAAAATAGTCTTTTTGTTACCCATCATATCTTTAAATATTTCCTTAGATTCTCTCTGAGCTTTTTGCTTTAAAGTTTTAATTCCTAACGGGTCTCTTCCTAAATGATGGTCATCTTTGCCATATCTAACAACATCTTTTGGTCTACCAACTTTACCTTCTTCCTCCAATTCTTCTTTTATTTTTTGAATTTCTTCTTCTACATTGGTTGGTTCTCCTGCTCCGGTTTCTTTTGCCGGGTCAACACCTTGTGTTTCAATTGATGTTAAACGGAATGTTTGTTTTGTATCTTCGATAACATCTACTGTTAACTCATCTTGCTCTTCAGGAGTCATATCCATAATAGCATCGTACATCCATTTTTTAGAGAACATTTTAGTTTGTTGCATTTGTTGAATTAATGCTATTTTAGATGTATATAATTCAACTTTCTCTTGCTCATAAATTTTAGATGGTATTGTTAATTCTAATTGAAAATCTAATTCATCCTCACCATCTAATCCTTGTGCATATAAGTGAACAATTGCTATCTTAGTTAATTCCGATACCAATACTTTCTGAATTCTTTCTATTGTTTTTGCAAATCTAACATCTTGTGCTGCCAATGTAGCTTTACCACTAACATCTTCTTCGTATCCTAAAAATGCTTTTGGTATTTTTAATGCAGCCATCAACTTACCTTTTAAGTAGTTGATATCATCAATCATATTATATTCTAAACCTTTTAGGGTGTCGATTGAAGTACCATTATCACTACCACGAACTGGCATATAATAATCTTCAATTAAGTTTTGAATATTGTATTTTAAGTTATATTCACCCGTAGCTTGGTCTAAGAAAGGAACTTTTTTAGATGAGTTGATAATTTTTTGCATGTAGTTATCAACTTCAGTTGGTGGAATATTGCCAACATCCACTTTAAATATTCTCTTTTCAGGTGCTCTCATAATACGATGGATTAACATCGCATCTTCCATTAACATTAATTGTTTCCAAACTCTTCTACCACCTTCAATCATAGATTTTCCGTAAGGTAGGAAGTTTGAATCGGAATATAAACGGAAGTGAGCTATTTCGTAGTTTTCAAATTCTCTTTTTGAAGAAGCCGTTACCATTGCACTATTTGGATTCTGATATGGTGCATATACGAATTTAACTCTTTGTGGATTTTGTGCATCAAACCCTTCAACTCGAGATGTTTCATATACCGATAAAGGTTGTACACCTACGATACCCAATTCTTCAGCTATTTCTAAATGTAAAAAGAAATCACCATATTTTACTAAGTTTCTACTCCAAGGCCATAGATTAAATTCAATATTTAAAATATCATAAAAAAGATTTCTAAGAATTTCTTTTGTATTTTCGTTTGCACAATTTATTTTAAGTACATCGCCTAATTCATTCTTTACGGTTGCTTCATCTGCGTAAATATCTAATGCTGATGATAAAATTGGGTCATTATCCATTCCATCATAATCTCTAAACAAATCAATTCTAACTTGTTGATAAGCCATTGCGGATTCTATCAAACCACCACTATATTGTGGAGTTTTCATACGCATGTACCTATCTATTAGATTTGTTGTTAATCCTTGATACTCATCGGTATCTATTACTTTGATACCTTGTTTTGTTTTACGAACTATTGTATTAGTTGAAAATAGTTTTTGTAACCTACCGAAAAATGATTTATCTGTTGCCATTTATTATTTTATATTTTAATTCAAAGATATGGAAATTATTTGATATTAACAAATTAATTACCATTTTCTGCAACTCCAATAGTTTGCTTTGTGTCTTGGACCTGGATTATCACAATTCATTCTTGCTCTAAATGATTTTCTAGCCGCAGGATTTGATTTTCTAATTTTCATCCCTTTCTGCCCAAAGTTTACCTTAACAACATTGCCTGCTGGGTTCTTTACATATACTTTGAATTTTTTAATATCACCTTGCATTGGTTTACCCAATTGTACGTTTCTACCCTGATATTCTGCTTCATATACACAATTACAATTTGCTTCAGCTAAAGTATTTTTGTACGCTTTTAGAAATTCAATGAAATCTTCAATTTCTTCAGGCTCAACATCTAATTCATCATATTCATTATCAGTTGTTTCTTCTTTAATAGGAACACAATTTGGTACTTCTTTACCATTTTTATCCTTAGTACCTACCATTTCATATCCTTTCCAACAAGGATTTTCCATTTCTTTTAGTGGAATTAGATTTATTAGCTTCATATTATAATAGTTTCAACATATAAATATATAAAAATTACTTTAGCAACCAAGTTAGGTTTTCGGTTTCCCCTTTTCCTAAATGCATTTCGTATGGATTTTTTTGATTTTGCCAATTTGCAGCATAAACACCCGTATCATTATGTATCGTAGTTGAGTTTAACATACTCTTTGTCAAATCTATTCCCTCTTGTCTTAAACGAAGTGCGGTATTACGAACCCACAATCCAATACCTAATGCCATTGTTAAGTCATCATTGTATCCCTTCATAGCTTCTGCTCTACCACCATTCCAAATGAATGTAAATAATTCATCTATCAATCTATTAGAACGAATTAAGATATCTTTATCCTTCATATAGTTATCTAATGCTGAAATGATAAGAGGACGAGTTTTGGATGTCGTAGAAAATCCAGCAACCATACTTCTTTCTTCTCTATAATATTTGTTACTCATTTGTCTTTCGGTATCCACATATTGTAAATCATTACTCATATAGAATAAATTAGGATATCCCCTATTGATTACTTGCTGAATTGTAGCCCAACCAACGTTAGCATTTTCAATTACTAATAATGCGTTATTATATTCGGTTGATAATGCAGTTAAAAAATTACCAAAATCTTTTGTATCTATCTTTCCTCTATATTCTCCAACTTGCGATGAATCTTCTATATCAATTATTTGACACGTAGAATAATCCGTACCATCGCCTCTCGCCACGTCGGCAGATATCATATATTGTCTATTGTAATTAGGATGTTCCCATATCCAAAGATTTCCATCGAAACCTCTCTTTTCAACAGGTTCCATTACATATGTTTCCTTATACCAAGTTAATAATGCCGGGTCGATTACAGTATCACCCGAACCGATAAAGTCACAATCACATTCTTGCGATGCTCCTTTTGCTCCTAAGATTCGAGTTTGCTCATCCCTCCATGCTTGATTTCTTTCAGGGTGTACAGTCCAATGTAGATTAATACAATTGAATCCATTTTGCCCCGCTTCACCGGCTACCCAAGTTTTATGAAAGAAGTTACCCACACCATTTGGTGTAGAAAGAATAATTGCACTACCACCCGTTGATAGAGTTGATTGTGCTGATAACCAAATATCATCGATATCTCTAATGAATGCAGCCTCATCCACAACTAATAGGGATAGGGCTTCCGAACGTCCTGCATCAGGTGAAGATGCGATTGCTTTTACTTGCGAACCATTCTTTAATTTAAGTGATAGTTTATTATCTTCGGATGCCGCCGTTGAACCATCTCTTAACCAAATAGGAAGTAAATCGTGCATAACCCTAACCTTCTCTACTAAGTTCTTTGCAACAGTTACTTTAGTTGCAATAACCAACGCATTGAAGTCTTGGTTGAATATCATCTTCCAAAGTATAAAGCCCGCCGATAGGGTTGATAAACCTAATTGGCGGGATTTAAGAATAATATTGAATCTATTATCTTTAAAATCATCTAAACAATTTTCCTGAAAAGGATATAGATGAAATGGAATTTTTCCACGAGTAGGGTGTTGAATGACACAATACTTTTTCATAAAGTATATCGGGTCTAACGCACACTTCTTATACTCATCGGAGATGATTTCTTTTAGTGTTTTTTTAGGTTGCCCTTGTACACTCATTATTTTTTAACTTTTATTTTCCAATAAGTACCAAATCCTACATATGGAGAAAATGAACCGGTTGTTCCATCAGTAGTTCTATTATTTACTCCCAATGTAAATTGATATATTTTATCTTTTTTAGTTTTTAAAATTAATCCTGCACCAACAGCAGAAACTAAATCAGCTTTATTAAATCCACCATTTAAACCATAATATAATTGTGTTTTTGCTGGCTCTTTAACTATCATAGTTTCTTTAATAGTTCTTTCTTTTACACTTGCATTGAAAGTTCTACCTAAAATTTTGTTTTGTGAAATAGTATCGGTAATAGCAACTGTTCCTAATGAATCAGGCAATATTAATACATCTTTGTATAATACTTTTGAATAGTAATCTTTTAATAATGCTGCGGTATCAATTATTGTAGGAATGATTACTTCTTTTTCTACGATTGTTTCGTGATAGATATCATCGCCTTTTTTAGTTACTACTTTTGTTTTAACTACTTCTAACGTATCAATATCATGTTTGATAATTTCATATTTTTACCATCAATTCTGATAGTTCTTCCGCCTGGCATAACTCCACCTGGGTTAAACCATTGTAATAATACATACACAATCAATGCTACAATAGCAATGTTTTTAAAATTCAATAATTTTTTCATAATTTTAATTTTTTATAAGCTCTGAATGATTTAATTCTCGTAACTTATCTTCTAATGCTGCTTTCCTTTCCAACAGAGCTTCAATTGCTTCGGTTGCACCATCAATATCATTTTGTAAATCTTCTTTTACTTTTTCAACATCAATATCATAATGCCATTTTTGAATACTACCATCTTCATTGATAAATTCCATTGTTTGTGATACTGCTCTTAATCCTTCTTCGAATTGAGCTTTCAAATCAATAACATATGATAATTGATTATTAGTTATTTTATAATCTTCATAAAATGGATACGTTCCATCATCTTTTAATCCTTGCTCAAACTTTCTTAAACAAGTTACACACATTCCCGTTTTACGAATTAGTTTCTTATCTGCGTTACTATATTTTATAGTATCGCAATTTTCGGATTGACAATTATTTAATTTATCTAAATATTGTCTAACCTCATCCATTTGGGAAACTGTTATCTTATAACCTTCTTTTTGTTCCCATTCTTTTCCATCCGCATCTACCCACGTTTCACCAACTTCTCTTTGTTTGTCAGTTTCTTTTTCGTAACCAAATGTTTTTTGATTTTCATCCGTCCTACCAAATACCGTATCTATAATTAGTTTACGAGTCGGATGAATGTAATTATTTTTTTCTTCAAAGCTTTTTCTCTTTGCCATATTTTATTTATTTATAACCTTTTATATATACATATATATATAATTTATCTCCCAAACTTAAAAATTCCTAAAATTTGATTTAAAGGAGCAAATGTTCCTGTTAATTTATATGTGTTACCTTTATAGAAAAATACCAATCCCTCATTTGGAACTAATTTTTCAAATCCGCCAATAGCATTTAATCTAGCTAATTCCTTTTCCAATCTCTTTATTTGAGCTACACTACCACCACTTTTGATATCGGATATCGATGATTCTAATGATGCTCTAATGGATTGTAATGCCTTATCAGGCTGAGCCGTTAATACTGAACTCATAAATGATAATACTTCTGCTCCAACTCCTAAAAAGATATCTTCAAATTTACGAACGTTGCCTTTCATTATTTTATCTTTAGCATCCTTATCTACACCATCTGCCCATTTTCTAGCATCTTCATCAGTTATAGATTTAATACCAAAAGATTTATTATCAAATGCCCATCTTCTTGCCAATCCTTCTTTTTCTAATTTTGTTAAATTCTTTTTAGAATTATTAACAAATTTCATCCACCAAGCGTAATGATATTCAGCTACACCATCTTTATCGGATAAACCAAATTCAGATTGTAGTTTAGATAACATACTATTAAATTTTCCTTTTTGAGAACTTAACTTTTCATCTTTTGGAAGTTTTGTAATTGGAGGGCCTTGCAATGTATATTGTGATTGTACGTGTGCATTTATTTGTTTAATCATAGATGCTAATTTACTTTCGGCACCCCTTACACTTCCAACTGCATTACCTTTTTCATCGTATTCAACTACATTATGAAATACTAATAAAGATTGTCCATAAGGAATCACATTTGCATTTTGTGGATAGATTACTTCTAAGTTACAAAATGCTGAACCATCTTTGAATATACTTTTCTTTTCAGATTCACCCAATCCATTAATAGCAGTTGATAAATCTCTCATTGCGAAATTATATGCATCACTCAATTCACCTCTTCCGGCAAACTTAGATGCCAATGCACTCATATCTAAAGCGTTTGCTCCACCATTTGCTAAATGTGATTTGTTACGAGCCGCAATTAATTTACCATTTTTCCAACTGATTGCTAATGCCTGTCCATCGGTTTTTTCTCTAACAACTCCCAACTTACCATCTAACGCATTATTAATAATTTTTTTTAAATCGCTAAATGTAAGGTTCATCGAAATATCAAATGGATGGTTCATATGTCCATATGCCCCACCTTCCGTTATAATTTCTTTTGATTCGTAAATATTTCCATTAAGTTTACCAAAATCTCTTAATAAAATTCCAGCTGCTGCATTTGCTTCATTCTCAACATCAGAGCCTGTTGCTCCATCTTCTGGTCCACCAATGTATCCATCTTGTCTTTGTTTAAGATGAACTAATTCGTGTGCCAATGTTCTTAGGATATCCGGAGTACTTCTATTGGTAACATATACAAATATATCATTATTAACCGGGTCGTATCCACCAAATGATTTAAATGTTGTAGCAAACTCACCATCTTTTACCAATTTAATATTAAATGGTAAACCTATTAAACGTAATCTATCTTTTGCAAATTTTATAAATTCACCTATAACTCTACCTTTACTTTTTTTTTGTGGAGTAGCTGGCATTTCTTCTTTTAGTAATCCTAGTTTAACAGAAGCATCGGTTATTTCTTCATAATCACTATTTCTCAATTCTCTTTCTACTTCTCTCCTATTAGCGTTTGGATTTGCACAAACTGCTGCTCCAATTTTCTTTCTACCAAATGAACTAGCTCTATCCCACAATTTCATAATTGCTTTGAAATGCCAATCACCAACTCCCACTTCGTTAAATGCGGATGGTACTTTTATTTTTACCCAACCTCCGTGTCTAAATACTCTAGCTGGTATAGGTAATGTAGAACCTATCGGTAATTTACTCTGATATTTTTTATCAACACCAACTACCTTTGTAACAAAATCTCTATTTTTATTATCAACACCAATCAATTCAACTTCTACTTCAACGGGCTGTCCACCAATTTTCATTTTACCTTTAAAAAATCCTTTTTGGATTTCACTTAGGGTTCTGAACGTTGTAGCTTGTTTACCATTAATTGTTGGCATTCCGTGGTCATCTTTTCCAATACTTTTAATTTGTACTTTCTTATTTTTGAATTTACCCATTAAAACAGTATCACCATTATCAACATCAACATTTACATCTTCTTTAACTAAATCTCCGAAATTTTTGCTTTGTTTATATGATTTAATGGATTGCAATAATTGCTCATCTGACATTTCAAATGTTTCCATTTTTTCTGCCATTTTATTTATTATATTCTGAATATATTTTTCAGAATTCATTTCTTCTTCTTCGGTAATTAGGGAACGTATTTCTAATAATCCCATCGTTGCACCTGCCAATCCAGCTCCACCAAGAGCGGCTTGCGTACCACCCATACCCATAGATTCCAATGCAACGTGTTTAATGGCATCTTTACCTAAGTGTGCGGCAAAACCACCTACTCCGTGAGTAAATGCCCCAACTGCACCACTTGCTGTTGCAGATGCCGCTCCACCTAAACCTGCTCCACCTGCTATTGCTTTAGCACCAGCGGCTAATCCACCACCCAATGCAACACTAGCAACTAAAAGACCTAAATCTTTATAAAAATGTTTTATATGATGTACTTGCTCTTTTCTTTTTTCATCGGAGTATTCCCATTCGCCGGTTTCTTTATTTTTAGTAGAACCAATCTTTTGCCCACTAGCTAATGCTTTATGTCCATCCCAAGCGCCTTTTATCATTTCACCTTTATGTTGTAAAACGTGTCCAATTGCTTTAACAACTTTGGTATCAGCTACTTTTTTTATACCATCTTTCAAAGAGTTCATAAATTTAGAACCTTGCTTATGTTCTCCATTTTGAATGAACTCTTGTTCATCTTTATTTAAATCTTTAATTTCATTGTCTAATGCAGTTTTTAACTCTTCAGCTTTTCTTTCTTTTGAAACTCTATCTTCTGCATCTGATTTTAATTCTGCTCCTTTTAATTTTTGAGGATTTGGTGCTTCCGGCGTATCAGCTGCTCCACCTTTTTCTTTATCAACTTTACCTTGCGCCGTTTGGTCTTTCTTAACAGGTTGTCCAGGTTCAGCGGGTTTTGCTGATTGAGTTGCCGCTTTACCCTTTGGTTCGTTAGCCGGTGCGTCATCAGGTCCAACTAATTTAGTTGCTTGAATATGTGCTTCGTGGTCTTTTGGTAATCGTAACGCTCCCCTAACAGTAATTTTTTTCTTTTTACCATCAGCTGCAGTGTAATTAATTTCCTTATCCATTACAGGATTTGGCTCTTCTTCTAAGAAATACTCATCTATAAAACTATCAGTTTCGGATATTAATTTTGCAATTTGTTCAGCTATCGGGTCATACACATACGAATCATCGGTAGTTGCTACTGAACGAATCGCATCATTTTTCTTTTGTATTTTCTTAACATCTTCTTTAGATGGATAGCCTGTCGCAAGTTCCTCTTTAATTAGTTTGTTGGTTATCATTTTAAAAATTTCTTTATCGAATTTTGGATATGCTTTTAAGAATAATTTTTCAGCATCATCCGAGCTCAACCATTTTCTTACATCAGTTCCGCTAATTGGATTTGATTCAGATGGTATTATATAAGTATAACCAATCTCATCGTAACCATATCCCGTTTTACCATTATATGGCTTAAAGTATTTACCTGCTAATCTACTAGCATCCTTATCACCGACAGCCGCAATGTATGCCGTTGTTTTACCATCGAATTTGGAAAGTATTTCTTTTGGTGCATATGGGTTTGATACTTGTACTATTTTGCTTGGAGGGATTCCAAACATTTTACCCATTATTACAACTTTTTCTTTAAAAGTAAATGGAGATTTACCACCATCGCTTTTATCCGATGTACCAATGTAAACATTGTTAACGCCAAATTTTGACACTAATTTTTGATACGCAGCGTAATGTCCCTTGTGAAAAGGTTGAAAACGGCCTGAATATACTACTATTGTTTTTTTAACTATTGGTTTATCCACTATCCCCTATTTTTATATATAAATATCTTTTTATTAAAGATTAGAAACTTTTGTAGATAAATGGGTCTCTTTTTTTAAGTTCTTCTAATTTTTTCTTAAATCTTTTTTTTCTTTTTCGTTCTTCGTATAACTTTACAAAGAAGGAAATTATTGGCCAGTTTTTCATAATAATTGTTTTAATTTTATTTTTGCTTCATCTAATCCCATTGCTTTATCATCTATAAGTAAATCATAATGTATTTTACCCATATATAATCCGTTATGCTTTACACCCCATTTTTCTAAACTATTCAATGTTATATCATATAACTTTGAGTAGATTTCCTTAACATCTCCATTCAATGTATGCATACCTCTTGCGGTATAAATATATATTATGTGTCCTTTATCGTATAAAGAGTTTGATAAATCTATCATTTCTTGTATTGGTTCACAATAATGGTACTTATCTATTCCCAATGATTCCTTTTCTTTTGGACGAAAACATAGTGTATCATCCAAATCAAATGCTAATATTTTTTTATTACTCATTATGGTAAACTATTTAATTTATTTTGTATATTTTCTTTTATGACTGAATCGATGTTTGGTAATTCATATAAATCGTAACAATAATGCCCACATACTTGTATTAATTTACGTTTATCATTTATATCAAAATCACTCTTAACCCATTTTTCCCATTTTTTAGAATCGAAACAAATTTGATAAAATTCATCAATTTGGTTTTCACTCATATGTTCTAAATATGTTAATGTTTGTATTTGTGCAATTTCAGGTCCTATATTTAAGCTATCAACGCCTGAATTAAATCTAATTTCTAATTCCTCATTGGTTAAATAATCACCATTATGCTCTTTGGTTTTTTTATCAAATCGTTTACAAATTTCAACCATAGATTTTAATCTTTGTAAATTAAATTTGCCTGAATTTTTCATATTAACTAAATCTAATCCAACACCAGATTGTATTACAACAAATTCTATATTTGAAAATATTTCTTCTTTTAAATTATCATTTAAAAATGTTAATATACTATTCAACTCAAAATCTTCAATACGAATAATTGCTTCTTCGGTTAAAATTTCATATTTTAAATTAGGATTTATATGATATAGATAATTCATAGTATCGAATGTTTGAGCTATACCAATCGATTTATCATCTACTACAATTTTCCAAGGGTCAATATGAATTATATCAAAATATTTTGCATCATTAACATATGATAGAAATCCATCATCTTCAATTTTTCCTTGGTTTGGACCGGAGTGGTCTCTTTCCAAAACAACATCACTTTTGCTTCTGACATATTTATGAAATGTAGTAGTATCCCATCCATTTACATATCCTCCATCAAAATCGATTTGCCTTCGAGTTGGTAATAATCCAAATCTATCAGATTGTAATTCCAATACAGAATCTACAATTTGCTTAGACATTGGACATATAAAGTATTTAGGTGTTTTCATAATCTATGCCTGTGTATATTTTAAATTGATGTTTAGCTTGTTCTCTATGTAACATAGTCCCACTTTCACTTTCAACTAAACAATCTACATATGTGTTTGTTGAATCTGTTACTATTGTAAGCGGTGTACAATTGAAAATAAATTTATTTTTTAATGTATATAATGTATCCCAATTATCCCTAACAATATTTTCAACACTCAATCCCAATTCACTCGCAGCCACTTTAACCGATGCTGCTAATCCACCATTACCTAAAACATATAAAGTATCAAATCCTTTGTTATAATGGGTTATAAGCTTTAATGCGGCATAGTAATCGGTATTATAACCAATCATCGTATCCGAAGTCATTAAAACAGTATTGATATTACCTACTTTTTTAGCCGCATTATCTACTTCATCCATTAAACTGAATGCAGTAACTTTAAATGGCATTGATATTGCGCAACCAGAAAATCCTAAGTATTGTGCGGATATAAGCGCCTTTGATATATTATTTACTGAAAACGATTTATATACTGAATTTATGCCATGTCTTTCAAATGCCGTATTAAAGAATTTACATCCCATACTACCAGCTCTTTCGCTTAAAGAACCATATATTTTTGTATCTCTATTTATTGTAATCATATAGCATTTCTATTGATTTATACCATAACATTTTTGAAAATTTATCATCATGTAATGGTGACATATTTAAAAATATAATAGCAGTTAGTAATTTAACTTTGTTTAAATCGAATCCATTATTTATTATCCATTCTTCATACACATCTTTGAATTTTGTTAAATCCGAAGATACACTATAAGAATATGTTACAGAATAATCACCTTGAACGAATGTAATATTATCTTCGTTTTTCATTTTATCATATGGTATAATACATCCACCATACATTTTTGCTAAATCATAGTAAATATCTCCACCATTCGTATATCCACCAAATGATTCTCTCCAATCAATATATGTAAATTTCCTTTGTCCTAAATTATATACAATATTATCAAATTGTAAATCACCGTGAAATGCCGGATAAAACGGGTTTGATTCAAATTGTTTAAAATCTATTTTAGAAAATATAGATTCCATAGATGGATAATCTATACCATTTATATTATGGCTTTCTACATAGTAATTTATATTATTTTTATTTATAAATAAATTCAAACGTTCATTTGTTTTATCTACATAAAATTTCTTAATATGTTCAACTGAATTTGGTGATTGAGTTGATATGTTAGATTTTAGTTCTTCCAAAAACTTAACATATACTTCAAACATATCGATTTCATATAATGTACTTCCTTCTTGCCATTTATATGATATAAAGTTATTAGTATATTTGAAGTTATCAGGTATTTTATTTCCTAATTCTTTAGCTCTAATAATTCGGTTATCTAATACTGATTTATTTGGAGTAAATTTTATAAATGCATTACCTTCTTTATATGTTATTTCCGAATTATCCTTTTGTAAAGAAAGTGGCTTATCATTTAGGTATTCTTTAGTTTTATTCAAATCATCTAAATTACCGGTATCCAACCATTTCAATTTTTTTGCTTTAAAGGTAGGGTAGTTCGATGGAGTTTTAAATGCTGATACTATTTCACCTTCTACGATATTATCCTCCAATTGCTCCCAAAACACCCCATAATCCCATATTCCAGCCAATCCTATAAATGCCATATCATATCCGTTCTCATTTTTATTAGAATAACGGATGATATCATTTCCACTTAATTGTACAGTTGAATATTTTTCAGGATATGATGTCGGGTGTATTCCCAACCAATTACCATCTAAGTGTGGCATTGGCGAATCTATTAAACAATCACAAGTTGCTATATAAAATGGTCTTTGTAGATAAGATTTACATTGTAATGCCGAATAGCCTGGACCCGAAGCGTATCCATCTACATTATCAATTTCTACAAAAGTAAATTTATGTGTTGGAAAAGCCAATTCACAATATTCTCTAACTGAATCTCCTTTATAACCAATTGCTATGATAAATTCATATTCTTTTGGAAACTTATCAATTATATGTGAAATAATTGCACGATTGTTAATTGGTAGTAAAGCCTTATTGATTTCTTTGGTTAGATTTCCCAATCGAGTTCCTAATCCAGCTGCCAATATTAATACGGCAGGTGTTTGATGTTCGCCTTCTATTTTACCATTTGCTCTTGCAAATTCATCATCAATTCTAATAACATCATCTACTTCGGGAGTTGATACTTCTTGTAAGATAATATCGGTTAGTGCAATAACTCTATGTTTTTTGGGAGGTGTAACATTGAAGTATTCACCGGCTTTCATAATTTTCTTTTCAACTACACCTTCATCGTTTTCTAACCAAATTTCAGCTTCTCCTGATATAATGAAATTTGTTTCTCTTTTCAAATTATGATATTGATATGAGGTTTTGTAACCTGCATTGATGTATATTCGTTTATAACAATATGCATCATTTAATTCTAACCATTCTTCCTTTCCCCAAGGTTTTATTATTGTTTTCATATTTGTAACCTATTTAATATAATTATAAGAAATTTTTTATTCCCAACCACTCGCTTTCGTAATCTTCAATATTTCTACATTTTTCATTTAAGTCATACCATCTGTATGGTGCTCCTTGATTGCCACTAAATAATCCTCTATACGTTATATTATTTTTAGTTAAAAACTTAGCCATTTCTATTTGCCAATCCGATTGGTTGTTTAGTAATCTTTCAAAATAATAATTTACAGCTATATCAAATATATCAGTTTTTGCAATCCAAAGAACATCTTCAAATTTATTATGAATCATAGAATTTGTAAAATCCAAAGTGTATATTGTATTTTCATAATCCGATTTTAGTATTAATTCCAATTCATCTCTTAATCGATATGATGGATTATAAATAAAATCAGGTCTTATTTTTATAGTAAAATCATAATAATTGCCTGTTTCTTTTTTTAGCCTATTGCATTCCATAATAGAATGGAATAATGGTTCTATTTGTATATTCCCATTTACCCATTTTTGATAATTTTCAATTATCATTTTCTTAGGCTGCCATATATCTGAAAATTGTTCAAATAGAGAATCCGATTCAATTGAAGGAACACCAGCTATACTCAAATCGGATGAAGTTTGAGTTATACTATCCCACGTATGAACGAATATATCACACTCATCAATCATATCACCTATAAAATTTAAAATATTTTTAGATGTTAAAACACCGGTTCTAATTTGACCGCTAAAGCATAATGCTATTTTCATACTTACTAAATTACGATATTTTTTACAATTTTCCAAATATTTTGGACAAAAAAAATACCCACCAAATTAGTGAGTATTTTTTAAATAAATAAGTTTATTATATCATTGGAGTATCTAATCCACAATGAGATTTAACATCATCGTTAAATTCAAATGGATTCATTGGAAATTGAATACTAATTCCGTGGCTATTAGCCGGTGAATCATGGTAATCTCTAGCATTGAATACAGTTGCTCTACAATCAATATTGTGGATAACATCATCTACGTTATCATAAATGAATAATGATTTTTCAGGTGATACGATTAAATGTAATTTATAAGTATTTTTTATATAATCATCGTAGTTATCACCTTGCTCAGCTTTAATAACTGCTGCAAAATCTAAATCTAATCCATTATAAATTGGATTTGCTTCTTCTTCGGTTTCAACAATTTTAAATCCTTCTTTTTCAAGTAATATGTTATGAATTGAACCACCATCCAATAAATCTTTATAATTCAATGGTAAAGAATTTACTGCTGTAAGGTTTTCTAATTTAGGTTGCCAATCTTGGTGTAATAATACAATATTTACATCTGCAGGAGAGTATCTAATATTAAATGGTACACTTTCTTTACAAAATAATTTGATATATTCCATTGTTAATGGCAATGCTTCCTTTTGTCTTTGTTGGAATGAATCATCGATATTCCAATCGAATCCATTGTATCCAACAAATACTTCAGCACCTTCAGTATCTTGCTTAACTCTATAAGCTTCCATTTCTTCTAATGCAGCTTGTAATTTAGCGTCATCTATAAATTTTTCCAGTGAAATAAATGGAACTTTTTTTCCATCTTCAATTAGTCCTATCATAATATTAATTTTTGTGGTTGAACATATGTTCTCCAATAAATATAAAATTATTTATAAATCGTATATTTATTTAAAAGTTTATACAATGAGTTACAATAAGTGGGATGAGTTCGTAGTAACTCCATCTAAAAAATTTGGATTCGAAGTTCCATCATATCAGCCATCTATATTTAGAGAGTATAGAGGTGAGATATTTACAACATTTCATTCGGAAGAACATCCAGCTATGAATCAAATTCACTATGATAAGGAAGAACTTTCTATTCATAGTAGATTTTCACGTTCATATAAAGGTGTATTAAGAGGATTGCATGGAGATGATAAGACTTGGAAATTAGTACAAGCGGTAGTTGGTGATATTTATTTAGTAGTATTAGATGTAAGAGAAGCCAGCCCTACTTTTGGTGATTGGGAATCATTCATCATATCCGAACGAACTCGTAATCAAGTATTAGTTCCACCGGGGTTTGTAAATGGACATTACGCATTAACCGATTGTATGTTTCATTATACAATGATATACAATGGTAGCTATGTTGATTCGCCTGAACATAAAGTTGTTAAATGGAATGACCCGGAATATCAAATTGAATGGCCTACTTCAAATCCAATACTCCAAACAAAAGATAGATGATACATTATTTAAAAGCACATCCAATTGTAAGAGAAGCTCAATATACAAAGGATGATTTAATAAAGTTTGAAAGATTAATAGCAGACCATTGGGAAGCCGGTAGAATACAAGGCCCGGTGCATCTTAGCGGTGGTAATGAAGATGAATTAATTGAAATTGGTAAACGAATTAAACCAAGTGATTGGGTATTTTCAACTTGGCGTTCTCATTATCATGCATTGATTAAAGGGATTGACCCCAAATGGTTAGAGGAAGAAATATTAGCAGGTAGAAGTATTACGATTGTAAATAAAGAACAAAAATTCTACTCATCAGCAATAGTTGGTGCAATTATACCAATAGCTGTTGGAGTTGCTATGGTTAACAAAGTAGAAAATAAAAATGATAAGGTTTGGTGTTTTATTGGAGATATGGCATTTGAAACGGGTGGATTTTATGAAATGCACAAATATGCACAAAGATATAATTTACCAATTCAATTTGTTGTAGAAGATAATGGGGTATCAACAAACACACCAACAGATGAAACGTGGAATGGCGTAAAGAGAGATATTCCAACCGATGTTATTTGGTATTCATACGAAAAAAAATGGCCGCATTACGGAACAGGAAAATGGGTAGTGTTTTAATTACAGGTATAGCAGGAATGGTTGGTTCTCATTTAGCCGATTTTCTATTAGAAAATACGGATTGGGAAATCTATGGATTTTGTAGATGGAATGATAACTTGGAAAATATAGAACACTTATCTGATAGAATTAATAAAAAGGATAGAATTCAATTGATATATGGTGATTTGAATGATTTGGCATCTATGATTAATGCTGTAAACATTTCAAAACCAAACTATGTATTTCATTTAGCTGCACAATCTTATCCACAAACTAGCTTTACCGCTCCTAATGAAACATTGAATACTAATATATTAGGTACAACTAACTTATTAGAAGCATTAAGAAATTCAGATTATAAAAATTCGGTAATTCATATTTGTTCTTCATCTGAAGTATTTGGTAAAGTTCCAAAAGATAAACTACCAATTGATGAAGAATGTAATTTTCATCCAGCATCTCCATATGCTATATCTAAGGTTGGTACGGATTTAATTGGTAGATATTACGCTGAAGCATTTGGTATGTGTGTGATGACAACACGTATGTTTACACATACTGGTCCGAGAAGAGGTGATGTATTTTCTGAATCAACATTTGCTAAACAAATTGCAATGATTGAAGCGGGAATGCAAGAACCTAAAATATATGTTGGTAATTTGGAATCACTTAGAACATATGCCGATGTTAGAGATGCGGTTAGAGCTTACTATATGTTAGTAACAATTAACCCAATAGGAGGTCAGTATTATAATATAGGTGGTACATACACTTGTAAGATATCCGATATGCTTAATTACTTATTAAGTAAATCCACTACACAAAATATAGAAATAGTTACAGATGTTAGTAGATTAAGACCTATTGATGCTGATTTACAAATACCAAACACTACTAAATTCAGAAATCATACGGGATGGGAAGTTGAAATTCCTTTTGAAAAAACGATGGATGATTTATTGGAGTATTGGAGAAATAAAATTAAATTAGGTAGAAAGTTTTTAAATAGATAATATGAGCACACCGGAATATACTCCATACAAAGATGCATTGGTAAATTCAATGAATTATTTGGGAGATAAACAAAATACAATATTCATAGGTCAACAAGTCAAATGGCAAGGAAATCCAATGAGTACCACTATTAGTGGAGTACCAATTGATAAATTAATTGAAGTACCTGTTATGGAAGAATCCCAAATGGGTATGAGTTTGGGTATGGCGATGGCTGGAAAGTTTGTTATCACATTCTATCCTCGTTGGGATTTCTTAATATGTGCAACAAACCAATTAGTAAATCACGTAGATAAGATTGGGTTAATGAGTATGGGTAATTGGAAACCGAATATGATTATAAGAGTTGGAAAAGGTAGTGATAAACCTCTGGACCCAGGCCACCAACATAGAGGAAACTATTTCGATGAATTTAAATCTCTCTGTCCTAATATTCAATTTTATGATTTACTTAAACACGATGATATTGAATCAGTTTATAGAAATGCGTATGAGTTGGGTGGAATAAGTGTAATCGTAGAATACCCAGAACTATATTATTTGAATTAGTCCTTTAACTTTGGGTCTAACTACATGGCAATTATGAAATGGATGTATATCATTTGTGATTAATCCATTTTTAAATAAATAATTTCCCAAAGTAACATGTGGAATCCACTTATGTGTAGTAAATGGATTTGGTAAACCATTAATAAATCTTCCCATTATTTTTCTACTACCACAAAAAAATAAGTCATCCGCAACATAGGTTAAATCCATTTCAGAATTATTTGATTTACGAATTCGTAATAATTCATTGGAATATAATGTATTTCTATCAAACTCCCAATCATCCACATCGGTTAAAGAATCACTTAAAATATATCCTTTAGCAAGAGTTTCAAAAGATAAATCGGGTCTAATCAAGCATATTAAATCATATTCTTTGCCGGAATCTACCATTAATTTAAAAGAATTTTTCCAATGAAATATCATTTTATTTGAATTTGGAGTTTCTTCTGGAAATAGTTCTAATTCATCTAAAATTTCATAAATACAGTTTGGTATATAATCCGTAATCATATTTGGAGTTACAACAAATTTTTTATACAATTCGGAATCTTTATATTTTTGATTTGAACTACTCCAAGTAGACATATAAAAATCGTATTTTGTAAGATTTTGTTCTTCTAAAGATTTTGCTAAAAAATCAAACTCCCTATACATACCACTTACTAAAAATGCTATTCTCATAACTTATCTTTTATAAACTCATAAAATGAATTAGCAAATTGAATATGCCAGTTTTCGCCAGGATGTTCACAATCTCTTCCCAATGCATCATTTCTATAACAATCGTTTGGTTCAAAAAATGTGTTTGGATTTATAGTAGATTTTAAATATGGTTGTAATTCTTTAAATACATCATAATAATATCCAGCAACCGTATGATATACTTTTATATTGTGAAGTTTTGCAATTGTTTCTACAAAGATATATGCTTCCCAAAATATCATTAAGTCCTGATAATCATTTCGTAACTGAATGAACATTAAATCTTCATCATCGTTTTTCCAAACTATGTCATTGGAGTGTGCCGGTCTAAATCCACCAACTTTTTTAAATGAACCATCTTCCTTTACATAATCTCGTCTACTAAACCCAGGCCACATTATAAATGTAACATCGGGTGTAAATTGAGATGATATAAATTTATGAAAAGTTTTTGCTATAAATGAAGTAGATACTCCGTAGTTACCATAATTAAATAACGTTCCTTTTCCAATTCTATTTCGTAGTTGTGATGGCCAGATGTTTTCATTTTTAACACCAATACCCATAGTCCAAGAACAACCCAATGTCAATATATTGTAATCAGATTTATCTTTTAATGAGTTAGAACGATATCCGTGTTCATTCATATCATATACAATAGAACCATCATTAAAAACATCGGTTGCTAATGTTTTTAATTTTTTATTTGTATATGATTTATTTACAAATATATCATTTGATAATATTAAATCTACATCTTTCATATTACTTTGTAAATGAAATTATTAAAT